GACGGCTCCAAGACCGGCCTGGAGCTGCCAGGGATCGTCGATCAGGTGATCACCATGGCCGAGATCGCCGACGCCGATAGCCAGCCCGCGCGCGCCTTCGTCTGTCAGACGCTGAACCCGTTCGGCTTTCCGGCCAAGGACCGCTCCGGGCGGCTCGATATGATCGAGGTGCCGCATCTGGGCCAGTTGATGGCCAAGATTCACGGTCCAGTGCGCCCCGCAGCAGCGCGTCTCACCTATGCGGCCCCAGTTCAGGACCAGCCAATAGAGGCTGCCGCTAACCCCTCCCACGTCAATTGAAAGGAAAAATCCAATGACCGGACTCTGGAACGATTTCAACTCCGCGCAAAGCAACGGCACCGTCATTCCGAAGGGCACACTGGCCAAGGTGCGCCTGACCATCCGTCCCGGCGGCTTTGACGATCCGTCGCAGGGTTGGACCGGCGGCTATGCCAAACGCGGCGCCACAGGCGCTGTCTATCTCGACGCTGAATATACCGTGCTTGAGGGGCCCCATGCCAAGCGTAAGATATGGTCGCTGATCGGGCTCTACAGTCCTAAGGGCCCGGATTGGGGCAACGCAGGGCGCGGCTTGGTCAAGGGCATCCTGAACTCGGCGCGTGGGCTCGATGACAAGGACAACTCGGCGCAGGCACAGGCCAAACGCCAGATCAGCGGTTTTGCTGAATTGGACGGGATCGAATTCATCGCCAGGATGGATATCGGTTCCGACACAAATGGCGAGGACAAGAACGAGATCCGCTCAGCCGTCACACCCAGCCACCGCGATTATGCTCAGCTTATGGGGCATGGCGGGGCAGCTCCGATGCAGGAATACGGCCAGCCGTCGGTGCTGAATGCCCCGGCTCAGGTCTCCACCGAGCCCGCCCCGCAAACGCAGACAGCGCAAACCCCTGCGACACCCGGCTTTTCCGGGCGTCCCAGCTGGGCTGAGTGAGGGGAGCGATCATGCGACTGCGTCCCCGTCAGAAAACCTTTGTTGAGCGCAGCCTTGCTGCGCTTGACGCCCACGACAACACGCTGGGCATAGCACCCACCGGTGCGGGCAAGACGATCATGCTGTCGGCGGTCACGGGTGAGATGATCGGCGAAACTGCTGCCAAGGCCTGCGTGCTGGCCCACCGCGATGAGCTGACCGATCAGAACCGGGGCAAGTTTGCCAGGGTCAATCCAGGCGTGACCACGTCGGTGGTCGATGCCAGTGCCAAGTCGTGGGCCGGTCAGGTGACCTTCGCAATGGTGCCGACGCTGGCCCGGACCGGCAATCTCGCCGCCATGCCACAGCTTGATCTGCTGGTGATTGATGAGGCCCATCATGCGGTGGCGGCAAGCTACCGCCGCATCATCGACCAAGTCCGCAATGCCAATCCTGACGCCCGCATCTTCGGCGTCACAGCCACCCCGAACCGTGGCGACAAGAAGGGTCTGCGCGAAGTGTTCGATAATGTCGCCGACCAGGTGCGTCTGGGTGAGTTGATCGTCTCTGGGCATCTGGTCCCGCCGCGCACCTTCGTGATCGATGTTGGTGTGCAGGACAAGCTGCGCGCTGTGCGCAAGACGCTGGCGGATTTCGACATGGCTGAGGTAGCGTCGATCATGGACCGCGCGCCGGTCACCGACGAGGTCATCCGGCACTGGAAGGAGAAAGCGGGTGATCGTCAAACCGTGGTGTTCTGTTCCACCGTCGCCCACGCCGCCCATGTCACGGAGGCATTCAACGCCGCAGATGTGCCAGCCGGGCTGATTCATGGCGATCTGCCGAGTGAAGCGCGCCGCCAGATTCTCGCTGCCTATACCACTGGGGATATTCGCATTATCGTCAACGTGGCGGTGCTGACCGAAGGCTGGGATCACCCACCGACCTCCTGCGTCGTGCTGTTGCGGCCCAGTTCCTACAAATCCACCATGATCCAGATGGTCGGGCGCGGGCTGCGTACCATTGATCCGGAGGAACACCCCGGCGTCATCAAGACCGACTGCGTCGTGCTGGATTTTGGGACCTCGAGTCTGATCCACGGCACTCTGGAGCAGAACGTCGATCTCGACGGCAAGACTGAGACTGGCGAGGCCCCGACCAAGGCGTGCCCGGCCTGTGGGGCTGACATTCCTCTGGCCTGTTTCGAATGCCCGCTCTGCGGCGAGGTTCTTGGCGCTGATGACGACGGCGAGGCCGATGCGCCGAGCCGCGCCGAGTTGACCGGCTTCATCATGACGGAGATCGACCTCCTGAAACGATCAAGCTTCGCCTGGATCGATCTTTTCGGGGCCGATGATGCGCTGATGGCCAATGGGTTCAACTCCTGGGGCGGCATCTTCTTTCTGGAGGGCCGCTGGCATGCGGTCGGCGGCGCGAAAGGGCAGAGCCCACGTTTGCTGGGCATCGGCGAACGGACCGTCTGCCTCGCGCAAGCCGATGATTGGCTGAACGAGGTCGAGACCGACGAAAGCGCCTTCAAAACGCGCGGCTGGCTGAAACAGGCCGCCACGGACAAGCAGCTGCAATACCTGCCGCCCGCCTATCGGCAGGACTATGGCCTGACACGCTATCACGCCTCGGCGCTGATGACTTTCACCTTCAACAAGCGGGCGATCCGTCACCTGGTCATGAGTGTCGCCCCCGATCAGCGGAGGGCCGCATGACCCATGACAATCAACATTTCCCTGTCCGCAGATCAGCGCCGGACGCTTTGGCATCCGCGATTTCAGCTTTGCGCCGTCTGCCTTTCTCCGACGCATGGCTTCGGCTGGTCAGATCCGGTGCGATCGAAGCATCGCCGGCCATCGGTCTGGTTCTGCTCGATGCCCTGCCAAAACTACTGGTGGCAATTGGCTCGGGGGTCCTCAGCCATGGTTGATCTGACCGACGAGGAACGTGCCGCCGTCACTGGCACCATGAAGCGGCTGGCGCTGCTGATGGGCGAGATCGGCTGGCAAACCCGCTTTGCCGATTTGTCGGAGCCCCAAGTCCGCGCCGTCATTGAGGAAGCCGTCGAGGGCTTTCGCGAGGCGATGGCCGACATCGCAAAGACGAAAAGCCCGGAGGTGCCGTTTTGACGCTGGATTACAATCACAGGCCCAACTTCGCCGAGAAAGTGAACGCCGCTGTCGACGCAGCCCTGACCACTGACAATGCCACACGCACCCCGCGCGATTATCTCGGCGGTTCGCGCCTCGGCCACGCCTGCGAACGCGCCTTGCAGTTCGAGTTCGCCCATGCGCTGAAGGACGACGGCCAGGATTTCAGCGGCCAACTCCTGCGCATCTTCGCCATCGGCCATTCGCTTGAGGATCTGGCGGTCGCCTGGCTGCGCAGCGCGGGCTTCGATCTCTATACTCGCAAGGGCAATCGCCCCGATGGTGGCCAGTTCGGCTTCTCTGTCGCTGGTGGGCGCATCCGCGGTCATGTCGATGGGATCATTGCCGCAGGGCCACAAGAGCTTGGACTGGTCGTTCCCGCGCTCTGGGAATGCAAGACGATGAACGCCAAGAACTGGCGCGCCTGCGTCAAGGAGGGCGTGACCCAATCAAAGCCCGTCTATGCCGCGCAGATCGCTGTCTATCAGGCGTACATGGAGGCAACCGTGCCCGGCATCAGCGCCGCGCCCGCCGTGTTCACCGCCATCAACAAGGACACGGCAGAGATGCACCACGAGTTGGTGCCATTCGATGCCGATCTGGCGCAGCGCATGTCCGACCGCGGCGTTCGGATCCTGCAGGCCACGGACGCAGGTGAGCTGCTGCCGCGCGTTGCGACCAACCGGGATTTCTTCGAATGCCGTTTCTGCCCATGGGCGATGCGCTGCTGGGGGCTTGCGGTGTGAGCGACGAGAACATCATCCACTTCAGTCCCTGGCAAGATTTCAACGACGCACCATCGTTCGAGGATCCGTTCGATGTCGAGCCCGATCTCGTCCAGATCGAAACCTTCATTGACGTCGTGTTCGGCTATTGTGAGGGCCAGATCCCGGTCCGGGGCTTTGTCGATATGGGACAGGGTAAAGAGGGCCGACCACACAACATCTGGATCGACGCAGACGCCACAGCGCCAACCAAGCTCGCGACCTTCGCCAATTGGGCCTGGCGCGAAGGGGCAGCCGTCTATGTGATCCCCGGCACGGTCGCTGGGGCCGGACAGGCCAAATCCGCCGATGTGCTGCAGATGCAGGCGCTTGTCGTCGATCTCGATGCCGGCGATATTTCCGCCAAACTCGATCATCTGCTGCACCACCTAGGTCAGCCCACTCTGATCATCGAGAGCGGCGGGCGCACCTCTCAAGGGGCCAACAAGCTGCATGTCTGGTGGCGGATGACCGAACCCGCCGAAGGAACTGCACTGGCTGAGCTTTGCCGCCTGCGGGGTGAGATCGCTCTCAAGGTTGGCGGCGACACGCATTTCCGCTCCGCCCATCAGCCGATCCGGGTGGCGGGATCAGTTCATCACAAGCATGGCCATCAGCGCCTTGTGCAGATCCGCGAACACCATCCCATTGAGGTCGATCTTGAGGAGTTCGGAGACAAGGTAGCGGAGATGCCGCTCATGTCGGGCGTTGGCATGGCC